AAACAAGCTGTTAAAGAAAAAGGTTTTACTATCACCGATATTAGAAAAAAATATAAAGTAAGTAAGAAAGTAGAAAAATTATTATTAACCTAAATTAAATTAAAATTATGAATGAAAGAAAATTTGTAGGAAGTGGTAAAAAAGTTGGAAACTATGACTTAATTAACTTCACTATTAACGAAGAAATGACTAAAGATGCGTGGTTTGACTATAACGGTAAGCGTTATTTAAAACTAACTATTGGTAACAAAAAAGAAGTTGACCAATATGGTAAAACTCACTCAGTATGGCTTGATGAATTTAAGCCAGATGAAAAAAAGGTTGAGCAACCTGCTAAACCGTTACCTACACCAGATTTACCGTTTTAATTAATATTCCCCCATTACTTCGGTTTTGGGGGATTTTTATCTCAAATTATGATACAAAGAAAAAAATCAAAATACGTTAACATTAATTTAGCATTTATGAATACAAACTTATCAATATCAGAAGCTACGGTATTATCTTATATAGATTCATTGTCAATTCAAAGAGGTTATTGTTATGCCTCAAACGAAAGTATATGTATGGCATTAAACTTAAACGATAGAACATTATACAGGATATTAAACAAATTAGAAAACAAGAAATACATAAACAGGATAACAAAAAGCTTAGGAAATGACGGCAAAGAACGTAAGATTTATGTTAGTCCAGATGCCAAGAATGTCAGTTGTATGTAATACATAGTGTAATATATAAATAAATATTACATAGTGTAATATATTACATAGTGTAATATAAAATATACACAAAAAAAATTACTATGCAAGAAAACTTTGAAAAAATTGGAATCGTACCCAAAGGCAAATACTCTCAACAGAAGGTAAAGTGCCCAAAATGTAGTCATACTAGAAAAAACAAAAGAGACACCTCTTTGTCAATAAACCTAGACGATGGACTATATCACTGCCACCATTGTGGTTGGAACGGTTCTGTAAACCCTAACAATATGAAGCAAGAAAAAACATATACTAAACCAACTACCAATAATTTAAAGAAAATAAATTCAAGTGCCATTAAGTTTCTTAATAGTAGAGGTATAACAAATGAGGTTATAGAAAGCAATAAAATTACAAGTACTAAAGATGGCAAAAGTGTTGTATTTCCATATTTAAAAAACAATGAACTATTAAATTATAAAACTAGAGGCATAGATAATAAAACATTTACTCAATCTAAAAACGGTCAACCTATTATATTTAATTACGACAGGGTAGTAAATCAAGATTTTGTAATACTGTGTGAAGGTGAATTTGATTCACTTAGTTGGGAGGTTGCAGGTTTTACTTGGCATACTTCTGTAAATATGGGTGCACCAAATGCTAGAGACAAAAACTTAGACAAAAAACTAGAATGTATAACAAATTGTTATGAAGTGTTTGACAATGCAAAAGCAGTTTATTTGTGTACTGACAACGATGAAAACGGAAGGTATTTAGAAGAGGAACTTATAAGAAGAATTGGTGCTGAAAAAATTAGATTAATAGATACTAATCCGTATAAAGATGCAAATGAGGTTTTACTTAATGAAGGCATAGAATCATTACAACATAGGTTTAAGTATGCTAGAGTGCCAAAAATAGAAGGCATATTTAGTGTTGATGATATTTACGATAGTATGTTAGATGGTTATAAGAACGGACAAGAGAGAGGTTCTACTACTCACATAGATTGTATAGATAGGGCATGGACTTGGAGAAACGGAGAGGTAAACATTTGGACTGGCTATCAAAATGAAGGTAAAAGTATGTTCTTAAATCAATTATCTGTACTAAAAGCGTTTCATGATGGTTGGAAGTTTGCAGTATTTAGTCCAGAGAATATGCCTATAAATGATTTCTTCCATGACTTGATTGAGTGTTATATAGGCAAAAGTTCAGACCCTTTTTATGAGAATAATTACATGAGTGAAGCAGAGTTTAAAAAAGGTATGGAGTTTATGAAAAAGCATTTTTTCATTATATATCCAAAAAAAAGTTATAAATTAGAGGATATATTTGAAAGAGCTAAGTTTTTAGTTAAGACAAAAGGAATACGTTCATTGATTATTGACCCATACAATACTGTACAACACAGGATGCAAAGAGGTGAAAGAGAGGATTTATATATTAGTAGATTTATGAGTGAACTTAAAAGGTTTTCTGTAGAGAATAAAATATCAGTTCATTTAGTTGCACACCAAGTTACACCACAAAAAGATAATGATGGCAGGTATTTCAAGCCAGATGTTAATAGAATAAAAGGTGGTGGTACATTTGCTGATAAAAGCGATAATGTACTTTTTGTATGGAGACCGAATAGAGCATTAGATTTTAGTAATACTCAAGTTACATTTGGCAGTCAGAAAATAAAGAAACAAAAATTGGTAGGTTATCCTCAAGATATAGAAGGCATAACATATCATAGAAAGTCAAACAGATATTATTTTAACAATCAAACACCCTTTGATGAAGTTGATAATATCAGATGCGAAAACGAGCAAGAGTAGATGCTAACCAAAAAAAGATTGTCTCACAAATAAGAGAGGTAGGATGCTCTGTCCTCCATACTCATCAACTAGGGAAAGGTGCTCCAGATATTATTGTAGGTTACAAATTTAATAACTATTTAATAGAGATTAAAGACGGAGACAAACCACTTAGACAACAAAAGCTTACACCAGACGAAGTTAGATTCCAAGCTGAATGGCAAGGAAACTACTATGTTATAAATTCATTTGAACAACTTAGAGACATAATATTTAAAGATGAGCTCTAAAATACTTGACATATTAGCTAAAAGACATATAGAGTGGGTCAAAATGGCTAAAGCATTTAAAATAAGTGAAGACAAAGCAAATGAATTAGTACAAGATATGTATTTAAGAATGCATGATTATACTAAAGATGTAAAAAGAATAATGTATAATGAAAAAGAAATAAATACATTTTACATATATATTACATTAAGAAATTTATATTATAGTAAGTTTACTAATTATAAAAAAAAGAATAAAACAATATTATTTTCAGATATAGATGAGGAAAATTTTAAGCATATTATAAATAAAATGTCTTATGATATAGATGAATTTGAAGATAATTATAAAAAAAAAGTTAACTTAGAGGCATTATACAACAAAATAGATAGTGTAATTGAGGATTGGTATTGGTACGACAAGAAGCTTACTAAGTTATATTTAAATACTGATATGAGTATGAGAGACATTAGTAAAGAGACGAAAATAAGTTTAAGTTCAATATTTAATACATTAACAAATGCCAAAGAAAAAATTAGAAAAGAAAGCAAAAAAGAATACAAAAAATACAAAAGCTAAAGGATTAGGCGATACAGTCGAAAAGGTACTTGAAGCAACTGGAATCTCTAAAGTAGCTAAATGGATACTCGGTGAAGATTGTGGGTGTGATGAAAGGAAAGCTAAATTAAATTATTTATTTCCTTACTTTCAACCTGAGTGTTTAACGGAAGATGAATTTAAATACTTAGATAAATACTTTACTGAGGCAAAATCTACTGTACATCCTCAAACACAACAAAAGTTACTTAAAATATACAATAGAGTATTTCATCAAAAAATGAGTTTAACAAGTTGTTCTTCTTGTTTTAAAAACAATCTACACAAGAAGCTAGAAAGAGTTTATAAAGAATATAACAATGACTGAAAACAAAGGATTAATTAAAAATAGAAAAAGAATAAAACAAGTTATTGATTTTACTGGCATACAAAATGGTAAGTTGCATCCCTCAGATATAGATGCTGTTTTAGAGTTTGATAATGAAGCTCTAATATTAATAGAGGTTAAACATAAATTTAACAAGATACCAATAGGACAAAGGTTGTTACTTGAAAGGATATGTGATTCTTGGCATACTGATAAAAGTGCAGTATTAAAAGTAGAACATGACTTTGACAATGATAAAGATATACTATTAGATAAATGTAGAGTTTCTGGTATATACTACAATAAAGAGTGGACTTACTATAAAGATACAAAAGACTTTAAGAAGTTTGTAAATAAAATGGGTGAGAAGTGGAATTGCAAAAAGTGTAAATTCTAAAGTACATAATAGATTATATTTGTTATTTATATATGCCATTATTAAGACCAAAAAAATACGAAGAGAAAGCAAGTTTTTTAGTAAGGTTCATGAACAATGCTAAAATGATATTAGAGTACCCAGATACTAAACAACGCTATGCAGTTGGATTAGATGTTTGGAAAAAGAATTTCATGTAATACTTGTTTATATCAGTTCTTTTATTAACTTTGTGTTGAAAACAAAGAGATATGAGAACATTAATCTACACATTATTTTTATGTACATTTTTAAGTTGCAGTGATAATTGCGACCTAAGTCATTACCCTTCGGCACCTTATAACGAACCTTATCATGTAGAGTACGAAAACACTTCGGTTAAGTATATTTACTTATGCAGAGACGGTTATAATAATGAAGTTGTAACATATTATATGGATGGTGGATGTTGGGAATCTTACACCTCTTATCAATATAATTTAAACTGTAATTAATATGAAAGAACCAATTATCACACTAGACAATGAGATGCATGATAGACATGAGCTCACACAAAAAGCAATAGAAGATAGTTTCTATTATGGCTATTTAGCAAAAGCTTGTTTATCAAGTAGTGCAATAAGTCAACTGCTTAAATCGCCATTAGAATATCTAAACAATATAAACCTACCTACTGAATCTGATGCATTGGCTCAAGGTTATTTATTCCACGCTAGTATATTAGAAGAGGATAAATTTAATGAGTGTTTGTTTTTAGATGTAAAGACAAAGGCAAATAAAGAATATAAATTAGCCAAAGCTGAAAGGTGGGATGTGTTTACTGTTAAAGACAGAGACAAAGCATTAAGATTAAGAGATAGATTTTATAATTGTAAACCTGCAAGTGAGCT